ATTATCTCTCAGTGAGTATTACAAGAGTAGGACTGGCAATAGCCGCAAACGATTCGCGAAAGCTATACGTCATGTACAAAGAAAAGGATTCGATCCTATCAACGATTCCAAGGTCTCTGCGTTTATAAAGGTTGAGGATTATGAGGCCCCACAGGAGCTGCCTATCGAACAGGAGGAGAAAGACCCCCGTATGATTCTAGGCAGAGATCCAGTGTTTGGGCTTGCCTATGGCAGGTTCACAGCATCCCTTGAGAGAATTATCAAGCTCGTGCCAGGGTTTGATAAGGGCGACAACTTCTTTGAGATGGGTAAGTTTGTCGAGGAACATCCGCAGGAGTTTGGGCTTACTATGATGATGACGCCAGCAAGTTCGAGTCTTCCCAACGAGAGGAAGCTTTGCGCGATTGCGAATTGGACTTGTGGCGCCTCATATTGGGCCCGGAGGACTTCCAGGTGCTGACGGAGTGCTTTGAGATCAAAATGATGAAGGATTGTAGAACAAAGCACGGCCTGAGATTTGTGTTTTATGCTCTCCGATGCTCAGGAGAGGTTGACACTTGGTTAGGGAACACAATTCTCAACTGGATCGCTCATAGATATTTTGAGGTCATCAACAATTTACCACCGCGTAACTTTGTCGTCACTGGGGATGATGGCAATGGCGCATATCCGAGAGAATTGCTCGGCACCCAGCTCATTAACACCTTCCCCCTGTTTGGCTTCGATTGTAAGTTGAGGTTCATTTCAGACCCTTGCGATTTGGAGTTCTGTTCTGCCAAGTATATTGAGTTTTCACCTGGACGGTGGATGCTATGCCCAGATCCGCGTAAGATCTTGCGCAACCTTGGGCATATGAAGAACCCCTTATTTGCAAAGGCTGTTGGTCAATATTATTACAGCATTGGCTATATGTACCATGTCATGTTCCCGAATTTTCCATTCTTTCGAGAATTATCGAAGTTCCTTATGTCAATAACCAAGAATCATAAGGCTAAGCACGTGAATATGCGGTTGTTTGAGCAACTCAACCCCATATATCTTGAGATATTCAAGGGCGGGCCCATGGCACCCGCCCATATCTCTGAGGACCTAGTGAGCGTGGGCTTGTACGCAGCCTACAGACTTGCACCAAGCGAGTTAGCACAGGTCTATTCATGGTTTGGTTCAGTGCACATCTGCCTACAAGGACGTGATGGCATTTTGAACCGGCGGGGAGCGAAGCTTGACGAGTTCAGGGAAGCCGAACTTGATCTCGTTGAGAAAAGCATCGACACTACACTGCTTAAGAGTAAGCGACGCGTACGTAGGTGGGTCACAGCCATCAAAAGCTTGTGATCGTATCGAGCTGGGGCAGAC